CGACGACCAACACGTGGGTCCTTGAATGAGCGTGACGGAGCCTTGCGTCGTAACCAGAGAAGCTGTCAAGAAGGCTCTCGACGTTAAGGCAACTGCCCGCTCCGACGACGACGTGGACCGCGCCATCCAGGCCGCGACCCGTTCGGTCGAGGGGCTGCTACACCGCCGGTTCTACCCGCAGGACATGACGCGGTACTACGACTGGCCCTCATATCAATATGCTTACCCTTGGCGGATCTGGTTCGACGCTTGGGAGCTCGCGGCGATCCCCACGTCGGTAACGACCGGCGGAACCGCAATCCCGCTCGCGGACATCTTCTTCGAGCCGGTCAACACCGGACCCCCGTACACGTACATGGAGATTAACCGAGCCACAAACGCCGCGTTCGGCGCGGGCCCCACACCGCAGCGGGACGTCGCGGTAACGGGGACGTTCGGCTTCGACCTCAACACAGCTGGCGCCGGATCCCTTGCCACCGCGGTTTCGAGCACCACCGCCACCACGGTTACCGCGACGAACAGTGCCGCAGCGGGCGTTGGCGACGTCCTTCTTGTCGACTCCGAACGCATGCTACTGACCGACAAGGCTCTCGTGTCCACCGGCCAGACGCAGGCTGGCACGATAACCAACAGCACTGCCGCCCAACTACTTGGCGTTCCCGACGGGACCCTGTTCTCGGCTGGCGAAGTACTGGTGCTGGACGCAGAGAGCATGTTCGTCACCGGCATCACCGGCAACAACCTCATCGTCAAGCGCGGATGGGACGGCAGCGCCCCTGCGGCACACACCGGCGCCACGATCTACGCGTACCGGTTATGGATGGTAGCCCGCGGCGCCCTGGGCACGACAGCGGCCACGCACTCCAATGCGGCGGCAATCTCCCGGTACGCGCCGCCGTCACTGGTAACCCAGCTGGGGCTGGCCGAGGCCGAAAACAACCTGCTGCAGGCCGTGTCCGGGTACGCCCGCACCGTTGGCGCCGCCGACAACGCCCGGCCCGTATCCGGGCAGTCCCTCGCCGACATCCGTGCACTGGCCTACGCGCAGTACGGGCGCAAGGTGAGGCGGCGGACGGTATGACCGAGGTCAGCTTCGAATTCAAGGGCCCGGTTTTCGACGGCCGCGCCGCCGACGCCATGACACGCCTCGCCAACGAGTTGCGATCGGAGACCGCGAAGTACGCCGAGGACACGTGGCAGGCGTTCATGGACGCCAGCTTCCGGCACAACTCCGGCCGCTACCAATCGCATGTAAACATCGCTCGGCGCGACAAGGACCTCGTGGTCAACGACGGCTGGCCCGAGTCGCAACTTCCCTACGGACCGTGGCTTGAGGGTGTCGGCTCCCGCAACTCACCGGTCACCCGGTTCCCCGGATACTTCGCCCTGCGCCGCGCCGCCGTGAAAGTCGAAGGCGAAATACCCGAGGTCGCGAAGCCGCTCGTCGAGAAGTCTGTCCGCGAGGCCAACGCATGACCGGCCTAAACACCCCAGCGGTCATCACCGCAGCGATTGACCATCTTGTGCAGACCGGCCTTTTCGAGTCAGTGCAGGACCACGAAAGCACCTCGGCCTCCACCGGCGGACTCACCGCGGACGTGTGGGTCGCCGATATCAAGCCGGTGGCGGCGCAGTCCGGACTGGACATCACGTCGGCGCTGCTGACGCTGACGGTACGGATCTACCTCAATGCGATGCCGCCGGCCAGCGGCGGGATCGAGCAGACCATCACCGGCGCAGCGGACACACTCCTTACCGCCTACAACAAGTCGTTCACGTTCGACGGCACAGTCAGCTGGGTTGATCTTCTCGGCGAGTACGGAACGTCGCTGTCGTCGATCGGCGGCTACGTCACCGTCGGCGGAGTCTTCTTTCGCTGCATGACCATCACCGTGCCCTGCGTCATCGACGACGTCTGGCCGCAAAGTCCGGCGTAGGCCAGCCAATCCGCGCGACGCCTTTATGACGCTTCGCGTACCGGCTCATCGAACTCGTCGGCCACGAATCCATGGTGGCGCGGCAACGCCTGCACTAGTGCCCGGGAGGTGACCGTGGCCGAGGTCGAGCTGCCCGAAGCGAAGATTCTGCGGCTTCAGGAAGGCGACGCGCTGTTGTTTCAGGCGCCGAAACACCTGAGCGACCACGAGGCTGAGACTCTGGTCGAGCAAGTTCAGAGGGTTTTCCCGGGTCATCGCGCACTGATTGTTGACGGCGACATCAAGGTCACCGTGGCACGGATCGAGGCGCGCTGATGGCGAAGCAGAGCGGCCTCGGCGACGCGCTCTTCGTGGGCGGCTACGACCTATCCGGCGACGTCGGCGAGCTGTCGAAAATCAGCGGGTCGGTGGCGCTGCTCGATGTCACACCGATCAACACCTCAGCGCACGTCCGCATCGGCGGCCTGCGCGACGGACAGATCGCATACAAGAGCTTCTTCAACCCCACCCTCGGTCAGGAACACACGGTGCTGTCGGCGCTGCCGACCGCCGACCAGCACATGATGTACTGCCGCGGCACCACCATCGGCAACCCGGCCGCCTGCATGGTCGCCAAGCAGATCGACTACAACCCCACCCGCGACAACAAGGGCATGCTGACGTTCGCCATTCAGGCCGACGCCAACGGCTACGGGCTGGAATGGGGCCGGCTGCTCACCGCCGGGTTGCGTACCGACACCGCAGCCACCAACGGTGCCAGCATCGACGGAACTGCGCAGTCGACCTTCGGCGCGCAGGCCTACCTTCAGGCCACTACGTTTACCGGCACCGACGTCACCGTGAAGATTCAGGACTCCGCGGACAACTCCTCGTTCGCAGACGTTGCCGGCCTGGCGTTCACTGCGGTTACCGCGGCCCATGTGACGCAGCGGATCGCGACGTCGAACGCGGCCACGATCCGCCGTTACCTGCGCGCGGTGACCACCACCAGCGGCGGATTCACGTCGGCGACGTTCGCGGTGATGGTCGTGCGTAATCCGCTCGCGAACCAGGTGTTCTGATGACCGTTTCGAGCCCCGAGGGACAGCGGCTGCCGCCGGCAGGCCCAGCCGCCGCCTATCAGACGTTCCAGATCGCATCTCCGCTTGAGACCCACTGGCGACCGGCAACCTGCGCCGAGGTCAACTGCGAGCAGCACCTGCACGGTTGGCGGGTGCGGCTGGATGGCTTGTCTGACGCCGATAGGTGGGCAATCCATAATTCCGGCCGTCACTTCGTTCGTCATGATGTTGCCGCAGGCGAGACGTGGCTCGTCTTCGAACCGGGACAGGACTGCTTTGCGGCCGCTGAACATCGGGTGCCACTAGGCAAGCCGGAACTGTACGTGGTCCGAGGCGGCGACTGGCGCGGCAATCCGACCAGGGAGTTTCGCCAGCACACCAGCGCCGAGTCGTGGGTCGACGAGTTCGCCGCCAACCAAGACAAGGTCGCCGAGGTTATTGAGCGCGGCTGAAGTCGCAGCGCAAGTTCAGGGAGTCTGAACATCCATCCCCTTGCCGCCCGAGCCACCGGGCGGCTTTTCGTTTCCCGAAGAAGGTGAATGATCTTGGCAAAACAGTCTGGCCTTTCGTGGACCACACTCACGGTGGCTGATGCGGCATCAGCACCGCAGGACATCCGCAACGACATCACGAACTGTCAGTTCGCTACCCCGCGAGCGGTGCAGGACGTCACCGGCATCGACAAGGCCGCGAATGAGCGGCTGCTCCTACTCGCAGACTTCTCGATCACGCTGAATGGCGTGTACAACCCTGCCGCCAACATGAGCCACGCAGTTTTCAGCACGATCCCGTCGACCTCCGTCAACCGCGCAATCGCCATCACGGTCGGCGGAAAGAGCCTGTCGGCGAACTGTGTGTTGACCGACTACCCTCTGACCCGTGCGGCCGGCGGGGCTCTAACATGGGCTGTTCCCGGCGCTTTGGCGGACGGCGCAATTCCCGTTTGGAGTTGACGTGGGCTTCAAGGTCCCGAAGACCATCTACCGCCTCGACTTCACCGGCACCGAGCTGGAAGGGCTAGAAGTGCGGATGCGCGGCGGCAAGCTCGGCGACGCCTTCTCCAGCATCCAGCAGGCCGCAGGTGTCGACCTGGCGAACGCTACGATCGCCGACGCCGAGGTGGCGCTGTCGCAGTACGAGGACATGGCCGCCCACCTCATCGAGTGGAACGCCGAGGATGATGACGGCAACGAGCTCACTCCCGATCTGGCCGGCCTGAAGGCCATGGAGGTCCGGCACGTCAACATGATCGCCGCCGCGTGGCAGAAGGCGCAGGTCGACGTGCCCAGCCCTTTGCCGCACGGCTCGAGGAATACGCCCGAACCGGACTTGTCGTCGATCCGGATGGAGGCGCTTCCGGCGAGCCTCGCGAGCTGACCGAGGCCAGAGGAATTCTGGGACTGCTGGAAAGATTCCCCGGCTACACCCTGACCACGCTGCTGGATGAGGACCCGCTGCTACTGCGGCTGGTCAAAATCGAAACGATGGGGAAACGCCCGGATCCCGAGTAGGCCGGCTGGGGGTGCGCAACCCCGGTGGCCAACGAGATTGAAATTGTCGTCAAGGTCCGGGACCAGGCCACCGCCGAGATCGCGGCGATTGCCGAGAGGGCGAGGGCTTCGGCACATTCTGCCGGTGGCGAGGGCATCAGGATTCCGATCGAGCCTGATACGTCCAGGTTCGATCGGGACATGCACGAGTCGCTTGCCTCAATTGGGGGAGGCGCCCGGGACGCGCGGCAAGCATTGGGCGACATCGGCCCGGCCGCCGAGGAGGCCGGTCGCGGACTGGAAGACGCGGGCGAAGCCGCTGATGGCGCTGGGAGGCGGGCCGCCGACGCAGGGAATGGTTTCAACCTGGCCCGGCTTCGGATGGCCGGCCTCATAGCCGGTGCTCTGGCCCTGGCACCGGCGCTGGCCGCGATCCCCGCCGTCACCGCGGCCGTGGTGGTTGGCGCGGGTGCGATGACGCTGGGGTTTGGTGGCGTCATATCAGCGCTGAAGGACTTCGGCCAGCAGTCTGCGGCTTCCGGCCAAACTGGGGCGCAGCTTGCCCAGACGGAATTCTCCAACGCGATTGCGATCCGCAACGCCGAGCAGGCGATCACGGATGCGAAAAAGCAGGCCGCGCAGGCCGCGCAGTCCAGCGCGGACCAGATCTATTCCGCACAGGAGCGTGTCGCTTCCTCCGCATACAGCCTTCAGCAGGCGCAGCAGACCCTCATCGACTCCGAGAAGTCGTTGACGGATACCCAGAAGGCGCTGACGCAGGCGCAGCTCGACGCCGCGAACCAGCAGAAAGACCTGAACAATGCAGCCGCAGATTCTTCGATTGCGGTACAGCAGGCGGAACTGACCCTGAAGGAAGCCCGCAACAAGCTTACCCAGGTCACTCAGAGCAGCCTGTCCACGGATGACCAGAAGAAGCAGTCCGCGATTGATTTGGCGTCGGCCCAACAGGGGCTCGCGGACGCGCAGCAGCGACAGGTTGAGGCACAGCAAAAGGCCGACGAGGCGAACAAGGCCGGCGTCGGTGGCATGCAGTCGGTGGTATCGGCGCAGAACGCGGTGCAGAAGGCGTCAGAGGGTGTCACCTCGGCGCAGCACGGCGTTTCTTCCGCAGCTCTGGCGCAGAAGGATGCGCAAACGGCTCTGTCCCGGGCGGTGCAGGCCTCGGCGCAGCAGCAAGCCGCCAGTGCCGAGGCGATCCAAAAGGCCGTTCAAAACTTGGCGGACACGCAGACACAGCAAGCCTTGGCCGCTGCTGCTGCGGCTTCAACCGGCGGGGGCGCCGTTAACAAGTTTGCACAAGACATGCAGAACTTGTCCCCGGCAGGCCGTGCATTCGTTAACCAGCTGCTGTCGATGAAGGGCGGCTTCGATCAGTTGAAGGCGACCGCCCAGACCTCGATGCTGCCTGGGTTCATGCCTCTGCTGGCCGGAATCAACTCTGCGATGCCGGGGGTCAACAACGCGATTGGCGAGATGGGCAAGCTGATCGGCGGTGTGGCGACGCAGTTCGGGCAGCTGCTTCAGAACCCTGCGTTCCGTGGCGAGCTCGGCAAGATCTTCGACAGTGGATTGAAGGCGGCGCAGACTTTCGCTGACGGTATCGTCCCGATGTTCAAGGGCGTCGCCGATGCGGTTTCGAACGCCGGCCCGATCGTACAGGGCCTCGCCGACGGCTTCAACGCGTTGATGACCTCTGGGATCCCGGACTTCTTCCAGAACCTCGTCAGCAGTGGTCAAGGTGCTGGCGGCCTGTTCCAGGGCCTGCTGACGCTGGTTTCCAATCTGGCCGGGCCGGTTGGCACCGTTGCCGGCACGCTAGCCTCGGCGCTGGCGCCGGCAGTGCAGGTTCTGGCATCGCCGCAGGTTGCGCAGGCACTCAAATCGATCGGTACATCGCTGGCCCAGATCATCACCGTTTTGGCTCCGGTGGTCACGATGTTCGCGCAGGGGCTGGCGAAAGCGCTGGAGGTCGCGGCGCCGCTGCTGCAGTCGGTGGCGAAGTTCATACAGGACAACCACCGGTGGTTCGTGCCGCTGGCGGAAGCTGTTGCTATTACGGCTACGGCCTGGTGGGGCCTGAACGCGGCAATGGCGGCAAATCCGATAGTACTTCTTGCGGGCTTGATCGCGGGCCTGGTTGTGGGC